GAGCCTCTGCACCAAACGGAGCGAAGATGAGTGACTCTATTGGTTCTGAGATCTTTTGTGGTGTCTCCCCATTAAAAATATAGACTCCCGAACGTCCTGCAAAGGCGTGCTCATCGTTGGAGACTGGAGTGACCGAGGAAGCGGAGTAGACTCCATCCCCAACGTGAGCACGTCTAAAGTTAAAGAGCTTAGCAACTGTACCAACGTACTCCATCAAGTAGATGCTGTCTGAGAGATAGACAGCTCCATATGGGCCTAACGGTGCAAAGGCTGCAACGAAGCCAGCCTCGTCAAGGAGATCTGTAAAGCCAGCCAGCCCCGTGGACCAGTTTCCTGGATCGCGATAGACAGTTCCATATGGGCCTAACGGTGCAAAGGCTGCAACGAAGCCAGCCTCGTCAAGGAGATCTGTAAAGCCAGCCAGCCCCGTGGACCAGTTTCCTGGATCACCAGTATCACTGTTGCGGACTCTACGTGGCTTTCTAACTCCACCCTCAGTTGTATTGAGAAGCAGGAGGTGGTTGTTGAAGACTCCAAGTGCACGGCATACTGTGTTCCCACTACTTGGAAGATTAGGTACTGGAACAACAGTAGTTCCATCATATCTATATGGTGGATCTACGCCATTCGTGAATACTATCCAATCATGGCTTGGAAGTACAACGAAGCTGGGTTGGATGGCCGCTGTGCCAGCTAGGTTCAGCGCCTCGACTACTATAGCTCCTTGTAGTACTGTGCGGTCAATCGGAATAGCGTCGGCTACCGTGATGTGAGTCGCATCTGGTATTGCAGTTATGGTAGTGCGATGCTGGAAATCATTATCGAGAACCACACCTAAGCGCTCTCCAACCGTGAAGCCAGCTGAGCTAACTACCAGTAGATTGGTTTCACCCCCTTCCATGGCGTCATCTGCGGTGGTGCTAGTTCCATTGCTTGCATAGTAGTAGTTGCCAAAGCCAAGCCTTTGATAGAGAGTCTCGTCAGTCAAGAGAAGAGCTTCAACGGTTCCATCTAATCGCTCAAACCTAATTGGCAGACGTGGAGTTCCTGCCATTACGGGAGCTGCAAAGTCTAATGCAACGCCATAGTCGGACTCTATTCTCCTATCAGTCAGACGCATAAAGTCAGCAGCGAGCAGCTGATTGTCCTCTATGGATTCACCGCTGCGTGTGAGCGCGAGGCCCCCTGTGAAGTCTGTGAAGACATCATATCTCCAGTTCGGATGCTTGACTTCTACGTTCTCTCGCGTCATGGTACGACCTGATCACTCTTGAATGTTACAGTTGCCGCTCCACTGTTTGCGACGAGATAGTGCGTAGGTTGTCCAGTCGTTGCATCAGCATCTTTCCAAAGCCAAATCTCGCCAGCAGGAACCGTTGGCTGGTTGTTCTGCGAAATGTACGTGATGAATGTTTCATTAGTGTTGATGGCATTTGAGATTAAGACACGCAGCCGAAACAACTCCCTGAGAAGGCCCTCAAAGTTGCGCTCAGTCAATGGGGGATTGGCAGGATCTAGCTTCATGGATTCCTATCGACGAAGGGATCTGTCCAGTAATCAGTGACTCCAGCAACACCTCTCTGATAAGCAGACAGCTGTTGGTCGGGCTGTAGCTCCTCTAGCACACCAGCGGACGCAGCCAACTCTCTATAAACTGTCCACCATGTGTTCGCTAGCTGATCCTCCCGTAGCCCCAAGTAGAGCCAGCTTGTTGCCAGAGCTAGCACCATGTCATCTTTCTTGTTGAAGGAGCTCACACCCGTCAGCAGGCTCACACTGAAGTCTGTCGGCCACACGGTGTGACGAAGCTCATAGTCGTAGGCTAGATCTGGGACTCGCCACAACTCAAACTGGTTACCCCAGATAGTGTAGATCTCTGGAATCCCCGCAGAAAGTGCTTGGGGAGCTGGAATTCGAGTATCCCACTGTCGAGACGGTACATACGTCAGCTTCCGTGGAATCACCGTGTTTGTCGCATGCACTAGGCGGAAGGTAAATATCTTATGCGTATCAGTGGGCTGATCTAGGAACTTGCTGCCAACATTAGCACTCCAGCAGATAGCCTCTCCAGCTCATCCCAATCACGCAGGCGTGCAATGCGAGTCTGCGCGACGTTGAGAGCTATCACATATCTAGGATCTGTAAGCTCTATGCGATTTCCTAGATGTGCTTTAAGTTCACCTATCATCTGTTGCAGTGTCAGTGTTCCCATCTTCGTGTCTCCTTACTACCGTTCACGTAATGAACGGTAGGTGTATTGTTACACAAGCCCCATAGCGATGAAGTCGAATGCTCCACCATCTGCATCATTGGCTACCTCAACGCCAGTACTAGTGACATAGCACTTCACACTCTTACTAGCATCTACCCAATGGCCGATAGTGCCAGCATCGGAGGCTGAGCTCAAGTTCACAGTTGGGTTATCCTTGAACTTTCCGGTTATCCCTGTGAGCTCAACCAACGTAGAATTGTAGTTTGTTATGTCTATCCTCCCGCGCAAAATTCCGAAGCCACCCGGACCAGTGCGCCATGCCTTACGGCCTTTGATTGTTACAGTTGCTGCATAAGCTGCCATACATCACCTCTTGTAAGAGGCCAGGACCATCCGTGGTCCTGGTGACTCTGGTTATCCGCTCATCCTATAGCAGAGGATTGAAGCTCGGCCACTCAAGGTAGTACACTGCAAGTGCTTGAGCGCCGCCTACCGTGGCAGTTAGATGTGCATCCATGATGACGTCGCTGGCAACTACCGCATCGTCTAGCACTCCAGCCGTCGCAGTCAGATACTGCTGGGCTCCAGCAGCATTAGATGCTGCTGAAAGTGCGCTGACGAGGCCATGTCTGCAATACCAACCGAACTTGTTGGCTAAAATNGCAGCCATAGCTACACCAATTACCTTTGGTGTAGTGGTNGCAGAAGCGGANCAGAGAGCAGTAGTGTAGTCATGTGCAATCTGCACCCAACTGCCTTTGGCAGTGCTTGCAACTCCCTTTGCCCATACATACTCCTCATCTCCCTCGAATCGCCTAGTCCCAACACCCTCGAGGTCGCTATCAGCCACGACATCAAGGGGAGTAAGAAATACTTTCTTAATACCCTTCGGCATGTGACCTCCTACGGTGTGTCGACGTTGAACAGAACGCCCTGACAACGACGTCGACTAGTAACAAACTGGCCGGCGAGGACAATCTGAGCAGCTCTGTCGTTCACTTGATCTGGGATCAACTTCCACTCTGTCATGTCGAACTCCATACGAGGATCTGTATCCAGATACAGGAACTTAGTGTTGAGGAAATACATCCTTGTGTTTGCGATGGACGGCGTCCAGACCATAGGAATACCTTTGAAGGTCTGATTCATGAACCCTGCGTCCGCAAGCTTGTTATTCTGAATGCGGTAGAATTCAAGAACTGCATCCTCGTAGTACTCAAATGGCGTCTGACCAGAGATGATGATATCTGGCCTGTCCTGGTTGAGGTTGTTCATGGTATTGTTGAGCATGGTACGCATCTCAGCAACACCATTAACCGCAAAGGACAAACCAGTCATGTTCTTGGTCTTGTTCTGCCACCACGTATTCACAGAAGGATCAATCGATCCGACTGTGTTAGCTGCAGCTGTTGGATCATCAGCCACTAGCCACTGCAGACCATCAAACCCAGATGCCACTCCGCCAGCACCCTGCGCGAGAACCTTTTCCATCTCTGAAATAAGACCCTCTTTTGCATTGTCCAGCTTAGCGTTCATCAGGTTCATGATCTGATTCTTCCCTACGTTTTGCTGATCGTCTACACCGAAGCGCACTACAGCCGCCGCAACGTATCGCCAGTCAAACCTACCAGCAGACAGGAATTCCTTGTCCTGGAGTGACACAGTTCCACCCTTGCCTAGCCAAGTGATGTTATCGTGCTTGGCATAGCGCAGTGGTTCCGTGATAAACCGTCCACCAGTGACGTGCTTGATTTTACCGTTGGCTCTCATCCAGAACCAAAACGGAGTCGCGTCATAGATGTTGTCGACGGCCGCCTCTTTCATGTTCTGCCAGGTAGTCACGTAGAGATTATCTACTGCCTCACTAAACGTTTGAACGGGCATGTAACTATCTCCAAATGCTAACTAACTAAATCACCTGATCTTCGCCAATCGCCACATCGGACATAACTTCGTCCCATGCAGCTTCCGCTGCCTCAGATTGGGTCTTATACTGTGTTCCACCATCCTTATTACCACCGGATGTCGGAGTTAAGCCACCAAAACGAATCTTTGGTGTCAGCTCTTTCAAAGAGGTATCGCCCTCTTTAGACTCTAACTTCAACTTATCGTCAATCTCCTTTGCTTTGGTACTATTGGTGCCTCGAGCAATCTGATAGGCTTGCTCGATGGTCAAGTAGGGATTGCTGGTGAAGAGTGTCTTCATGTCATCTGTCCAGTGGTCAAAGTCTTTGTGTTGCTCTTTGGCCATCTTGGTCTGTTCCTTCAGATCCCTAACGATGGTGTCATTGTTGAAGGTGGTCAACTTCTTGTCGATCCCCTCAGCATACTTCTTGAAAGCTGTTTCCATCGCACCAGACATGAACCGAACTAGCTCCGTGTTGGATAGCCTCTCGAGGTCTACCTCAGGCGAACCAGAACCTTCCGATTCACCACTCGTTGGAGGCTGAGCTCCATCTCCCCCACCGCCGGCTACTCGCATGGACAGGTCCGTCAGACCCTCACCAATAGATTTGACACTATCGACCACGGTCTTGTGTCCCTTCGCCAACTCCGCTATCAGATTGCGGAGATCATCTACATCTTTCTTCGTTACGTCAGGTTTGGTTTCCTCAGGCATTTTCGCTCACCCTGTTCATTGATGCAGAGACCTCTTCGGCCTCGCTAAGCTTAGGTTGAAAGTCCTCAGCCGTTCTGCTCTTTATTCGCATCTCGCTTCGCCGACGCGCTAACTCTCGAGCTAGCAGATGGTGAGAACGCTCTAGCATCCTTGCGTTAATTCCGTTATCAAGCAGGATGTCAACCTTGATATCCTGTCTGTAAATCTCCACAGTGTACTTTCCTACTAGTTCATCTGCCATGATCTTACTCCTCTTGCGTTGCATTCGTCGACCAGCTGCTTCCGATTCTTAATATAGATTGGCTCTTCGGCGATGTGCTCGTAGACGCCACTTCTAAAAGAATGGACAACTGGCCCCGTCTCCTTAAGTTTTGTTCCCCTTAGGCGCCCGCAGCGACCACAGACCTCCATCTGATCTTCTACTAGCTCATGACACTGCTTGCACTGCCACCACCTCATCTTGGCTCTCCTGTAGCATTTGGTCGACCAGCTTGCTGACCAGTAGGAATGCCGCGCTGTGCAAGTTGCTGACTGAACTGACCGAACTGCTCTGGTGACATAGGATTGGCCATGGAACCAGCCAGCGGCGGAAACATGGGCATCAGGTCGTCTAGCTGTGGCATGCCTAACTCATTTACCAGATACATAGTGAGCTTGATAGGGTCCATCAGAGGATTCTGAGCCAGCAGAGTATATGCCTGAAGTGCATTCTGTCTTCGCACAGCACGAGTCTCTGGAATGGCGGAGTCAGGGTCCACGTTGATATTGTACTTGGCTGCTCCAAGAGCAGATGGGTTCACTGTAACCCAAATTGGTACTCCCATTGGGCCAGTCACATCAACGATCTGAGGAAGACTCCAATGGTTGAAGATGATCTGGTGGATGTACTCTATCATCTTCACAAGCATATCAGCAACCATATCTCGACGCTCATCAACGCGAATCTGTGTAGCGGCTCTGACCACAGCGATCTCAGTTGCAGAGGTTCTAGCTTCAGGTGGTGTCATCTCACCAAATTCGTTCCTCGAGAACCCTAGGTTCTCCCTGACATCACTCATGACCTGCAGATCAAACTTGAAGAGTGCATCTGGTATGTCTACAGCAACCGACTCTATCACATTCTTCGGATCCCCCATGACCTTGATAGCAGCGAGAATATCCTCACCAAAGATCTTTTGAATCTCTTCCTCTTTGACCTTGCCAGAGTCATAGAGAAATCGGACTAAAGCGAGCCTTCGGTGCATCATCTGCTGAGTGCGAATCTCATTGATCTCACGCTGGTGTGGCTCGAGAATCATGCTGTCTGGAACTCCCCAGAACACTTCCTCATCTTCATTGAAGACCAAGTCCAGGTAAGGAATGCTCCCATTGTATTGGAGTTCGTCATCCTCGAACAGATGCACACGGCTCTTCATATTTGGGGAGATAATCATCACCTTACCATTGCGCTTATCTCGAATCTCTAGCAAGTCAACAGTTTCCTCGCGCTCGAGGACCTTGGTACCTCCAATCAGATCAGTGTCCCGAACGCTAGTGGGTGCCATATCTGCAACGTTGCGCAGTCTGTCATCCGCCTTAACGTCGTCCAGAGGACGAGTAATCCACTCAGCAACCCAGGGAGCGCTCGCCAGCTTGGTAGTCAAGTTCGGAACTATGAAGGAGCCAGTTGACGGCGAGAGGAACCAAGGCATCCCATCTTTGACAAGCGAGTTATACTC